TCTCCCGATTGCATACCAAACCCACCGCAAGTAAAGTTACAACCAAAGGTGCGTAAAAATACTGAAGGGACACCCATGTATCTGCCCTCACCTTGAATGCTGTAAAACAACTCTGCTATTTTAAGTTTAGCCATATATAAGTCCTGTCATTATATTCTATAATTATATGTTATATTTAGGCAGAAGTCAAGGTAAATTTAATTTTTCTTTAACCATTTTGACTATTTTTTCATAACCATTGTTATTTGGTAACCAATTACCTTGTTTAATAGTAAAGTAATCTGATCTAAACAACTCTCCCCAAACATCGCAATCTTTTATAAGTTTATCTATAGTATCTTGTGGCGTATCTGGGTTTATTGGATACCAAAGACTGTTTTTAGCAAAATAGACATCAGGGTGATCCCAATCTGGCTCTAAAAAATTAGGAATAGATTCACACAAATTGATAAGGTTGGTATAATTTGCACTATTAAGTTCTACTTTATTTGTTCCTCCCATACAATAAACGGGTTTTCCAATATTGTTTAGTGCATTATACCTTTTTTCAATGTTCTTGCGTTGTATTTTTAATAGGTGATCGTAATCATTAAACCAAGGATTATGTACGAAATTATCTATTAAAGGATCCGGTGGAATAATTAATGTAATGTCTACAGCATTAAGAAATCTGTAAGATTGAATTTGTTCTATGTAATCCATTTCTTGCTTATTAACAAGAACATCTATTTCATAATTAGGATTGAGTTCTTTTAAGGATACCCCTAACCCTTCGACCCAATTGCTACCCGCTAAAAGAATCTTCATGCCACCAACATTCCCAAGGAAAATGGTACCAAACGTCAGGCTCATCTAATTTATTAATACTATCGCCTACGTAATGCACATCTTTAAATTGACTGGCTTCGTTGTTGATTAAGACAGCAATCTTAACATTCTTAGTCCATACAGTTTGCCACGAACTTGTTTCATTTGGGTAACAACTTGATTGCCAATCTTTTTTAATCCAATTAAGCGTGGCACCGGTGTCGTTGATGTCGTCTACAATAAGAATGTTTTTGCGTTTACTAACGTCCCAGCGACTTTTGTTAATTGTTTGTTCTTCATTAGTCAACACACCAAATGCATCTTCTGCCATCCAAAAATTAGATTCGGGACCATCATTTGATGTACGTAATGATACACTTAGTGTATGCATGGGAACATCTAAGTAATGAGAAATCATCAAAGCAGGCATTAGACCGCCTCTTGTTAGGCCTACGACATAATCAGGTTCAAAGTGATCCAAATGTACTTGACGGATAATGCTGTTTACACCATTGCGTAAATTTTTTAGCGTATAATGTTTATCACGCATTTGCTGGTTTATCCGGTGTTGTTATAATTCCAGTCAGCCAATTTTCTTCAACGTCTTCAGCATAACGCTTAGACTTTCCAGGAAGCTGGCGAGTCTCAATTAATTTACCGTCTTCCCACAAGTCTACTACATACATTTGTTCTACACGAATTTGTGCTTTTCTGTTTTCCCAAAATGGACCCATATTAAAATAACCACATAAAAAATAAAGTTAAAAACACACCTTTTAAGAAGGTAACCCACCACATAGCATAATCACTAAGGTTCAGTTTATATTGAAACTGATAACACGCATCTTTATGCCATTCATATAAATCTTTAAAAAACTTTTTAGTTTTGTACCACATATGCTCCTCTCTAGTTATTCTATGACCTTTATGAGTTGACCAAATCATTTAAAATCTTTTTAGCCTTTTCAAAATTATGAGACTCAAAGTTCTCTTTGGAGCTAACATCTGGATCAAATTCAAATCCATGTCTCCAGTTTCCGAATGCAATGGCTACACATCTGATACGTTCTGTTTGATCTTTTTCAAATTTGTAGTCATTGATTAACTGCACGAATTTTTCTGCTTGTAGTTGGTCTTTTGTAATTTTTACAAATTCTTCAACACTAATATCATCTAATGATGCAAACTTTGCAGTTTTTGCCCTAGATGCTTTTTTAACTGTTTTAGTAGTTACTTTTTTCTTTGTGGTCGTCTTTTTTGGAGATGCTTTTTTAACAGTAGTCTTTTTTACTTCTGTCTCCTCGACCTGTTTTTTTGCTCTTGGCATAATAATCTCCTGTAGTTAATATACTAATATTTAGCACATAAAACGCTTATATTAATAAATTACCACTGTCCTCCAGATATTACTGAAATAACTTTATCTAAATGTTTAATTCGTTGATCAATGGCTTCTTCTACTTCTTGTACGATGCGTACAGCATCGTTAATACCCAATGCCTGTAGTCTGTGAACTAGAAACTCTCCGTTGATCCCTTTTTGTTCTTTAACGATTTTTTCAAATGCATCTGCTTTTGAAGGTGATTGGCAAATATGTACTAAACGATCTCTAGGGAAATTATCAATACTCCAAAGTTTTCCTATCATTAGTGCCTCGGTGTGTTATTGTTATCGTTCATAAAAATAACCATCATTACTATGGTTACTAATACCGCTATTTGCATCCAAAACTCAAACCAACTCATAATTTTACTGCTAGTACTACTAAAATGGCTAACAACAATAAGTTAGTCATAAAAATTTCTATAGCCAAAATAGTATGATACCAAATCCACCTCGTTTTGTATGCGTTTTCAATCGTTACTTCTTCAGGATCTGTATCATCCTTCATTACATCAATTACTTTTGGAACGCTTAACTCATCTACTACTTCTTCTTCGGGTTTTGTCCAAAATCTTTTTATCCAATCCATGTACTAGTTTCCTATATTACGCACTATACCCCTCAAATCCTGCAGAGTTTGCGCCATGTTCAAAACATTCAACTGACTTAACTCTAACTGTTGGATTCAGTGCTGTACCCGCTAACTTGTCTCTGCGTAAAATTTCTTCCATCTTATCAAAAACTGCTTGTGCAAACTTTTCTGATCCTACATCTTTCATCCAAGTAATCTTTGCAAGACCTTTCTTTTCAAGGTCTAAGAACTCTTTACGTTTAGGATCGTCTTCTGCTACTACGATTGTGTGATCAAAACTATCTTCTAAAAACTGTTTAAGTTCTTTTAATCCACCAAAGTCCATTACCCAGTTGCGTTCATCAAGCGAATCACACTCAAATACAAGTTTGAATCCAATAGAATAACCATGCAATAAACTGCAATGCGAATGTGTGGCTCGCCATTGTCTAAAACAACAACTTAAGCCTCTATCATTGCCATATGTTTTTGTTGAGAAAAACTTTCCCTTCTTATCAGAACTAGTAGAATTGTTAATCACTTTTCTTTTTTCTTTGCCGCTTTTAAATATTTCAAACATATTAATGTTATACTCTCCTTTCTTTCTTTTGTCAACTATTTTGGTTATTTTGTGCTTCAGCAACACGTTTGCGTAAACTACTGCTACTAAAACTATGATCTCTACCGTTATAAATCACTTCAATTCCTCGGTGTTGACAAATATCTTTACCACTAAAATCTTTATCTTGGTACTCAACTCCAATGATTCTAACGTCAACGGGAAGAATTAATAGCAAATCACACAAGTCTTGTTCTGTTTGATATACTACAATTTCATCTACGTAACGTGTAGCCGCAAGTTGTATTTGTCGTTCTACAATACTTTGAACCGGTGCATTTTTTGTATCTGGTCTATCAATTGTAGGATTAGTTTGCAATCCAGCGATCAAATAGTCACAGTGATTTTTTGCTTCACTAAGCATTGCAATGTGACCGGCATGAAGTAAGTCAAATGTACTAAATGTTATGCCGATTTTTTTGCCGTCGTCTTTTAAATTGCGTACTTTATTAAATATCATTGTCTGTTGCCCATCCTGTAAATAAAAGTGTTCTTGGATAATTATCTTGGTTATGCATAATCTTATTTACCCAGTGTTCTTCGTCTCTCCTGTATATTACCAATCTGTTTGGTTTTGGTAATATTGAGTCACCGTCAATAAAACAAACTTCTCCGGCCCATTCATCTTCCCAAGTATCATGCAAGTATAGCAAACTAGTAAATGCTTGCTCAATTGGTTTACCAGCAAGAGTATTGTCAGTGTGAGGTATCACTTTACTCTTGTTTGAGTGATATTGAAACCACACCATACGTGCTTCCGGATTTATAAATTTTAATTCTTCAATCATATATTTTTTAATACTATGCACTACCTCTGGTAGTGACTTAGATTTCATTTGCACAGCACTCATACAAAAGTTATCTTTTTCTGGGTAATTTTCTCCAACAATCCTACTAGGTGCATCTAACTCGTAGTTTTCGCCGGATAATCCTCTACCGTATTCAACAGCATCAAGTTCATACCATCCTGTTCTAGGCTCATATTGAACAGTTGCTTCTTTACTAAACGTATTAAACAGTTTTTCGGGTAGAAAATTATCTTTATAGTGATGCATTACTCATCATCTTTTAATCCTGCAATACTGCCCTCAAACCAGCCGTCAATTAACATATATGTTACAGTATTGACTATTATTAAAACAACAAAAAAGGCGCCGCCTGCAAACATTTCCATTACTTTTTTAACTCTTCCCACATTTCATTTTTGTAATGTTCTTCTAACCATTCTTCTTCGTCACCAAATGTGGGGGTATTTTTTAAAGTCTTTTTTAAATGAAAATACAAGTTATATAATTCTTGCTTGACATGCCAAGACGTGAACCCTTCATTGTAAGGACTGCTAACTTCTATAAATGCCCGATTGATAGATGAATATGCATCATTTAAGTCTGGTTTTTTATATCCCATTTAACATTTACCCATTCTTGCAATGCTTAAGAACTCGTTTCTTGCCGCAGGGTCTTCTTTAAAACCGCCACCAAGACGTACAGTTACAGTAGAACTACCTGTGTCTTCGACACCTCTCGACTTCACACAATAGTGCTGTGCATCGATCATTACAGCAACGTCTTCTGTTTCTAAGATAAACTGTAGTGCATGGAAAACTTGTTCTGTAAGACGTTCTTGTATCTGAGGACGTTTTGAAAAATACTCTACGATACGATTGATTTTAGAAAGTCCTAACACCTTATCTTTAGGTACATATGCTACTGTAGCAAGGCCATCGATAATAACAAAGTGGTGTTCGCAGTTGCTTTGTACGTTGACATTTCTTTCTACAACCATTTCGTTGTATTTCATTTTGTTGTCAACTGTTGTACATTTGGGGAATGCTTCGTAGTCTAGTCCCCAAAAGATTTCGTTGACATACATTTTAGCAACTCTGAGGGGTGTTTCTCTAAGACTATCATCGTCAAGGTCAAGTCCTAAGACTTGCATAATGTGACTAAAAGATTTTTGGATTTCTGTGATCTTGTCTTTGCGTTCAATGCTAGTTTCAAATGTGGGCGTTTCAACTCCTACTTTAACTAGATGTTCGTGGACCTTTTGTCCTAATACAGGATCGGTTTTTGTTTTATTATATGACATTTTGATTCTCCTTCCTTACGCGGATATTGTAAATTGTTAGTTGTAACCTTTGTGTTACAAACATATTTATACATTATATAACGATATATTATATTTTTGCAATAGAAACGGTAAAATTACTTTATTAACAAAGTCTTGGTGTTGTTCCCAACCAGGATGCGGATCGTGTTCTCTTGGAAAATCAAATTCAGACACATGATTACACCATTCACCTAAACTATCAACTGGAAGCCAATGGTTTTGATCAATCATGTCATACAAGTATTTTACATCAGGATGCTCTAAATAATTAGGCATAACTTTATCCCAATTACCTTGTGCGGCTAATGATAATGCAGGACAATCATCGGTGTATAACTCTTTTCTGTACTTGGGGACTCCGAAATATATAAATGTGTCCATATCATATGCACACATAAAGTATTTGATATTGTTATGCTTTAAAAACCATTGTGTTTTTAAAATGTTTTCACACGTCTCCATCACCGAACTTAACGGGTCTACAAAATGCTCATAATATGCTACTGTTAGCGGGTCTTCCCAGTGATTGTTTACTAAAATATAATTAAATTCTCTAGTTGCTAAACGTTGCGGATTGTTATAATGTTGCTTTATGTCTAACCAATAGTCTCTTTGTATTTGGGGAGGACCTTGATGTGGATAAAAATATGTAGATAATAATTCTTGGTATGAAGTCACTTGGTCTTGAAAATAATTTGGTACTCTGTTTGTTTTATTAAACTGGCGCTCAGATTCTTCTAAAACTAAAGAGTGTCTATCACACCCTGACCACATAATACCAACTAATAAGTCTTCTGGCTTATGTGATTTTAAGGCTTCGTTAACATAATATAGAACTTTTCTACTGATTAGTTTGTTATCGGATGCACCTGATGCTTGGTGATTTTTTGTATCATCTATTGTGCCGTTTAAACTTTTATCTAAAAATAATGGCCATGTCCAGCCGCTTTTTGCGTCCTCATGAATAGATGGCACTTCAGAATAACTGCACCCAAAGGTTAAAACTTTCATGCAACACAATCAATAGTATGTTTATTTGTAATAGTTTGAACAGTTCCACCTATGTCGTACATAGTGATACTATACACATCATTTACAATTTTAACTGTACCTTCTTCAGGACCTTTATAAACTCTTTGTATTGTGTATTGATAAGAATTTGTTACTGGCACCGTTGATTGTACTGATCCTACGTCATTCATTTTTCATAAACCTTGTTATATTGATTATTTACTCTAACAAAGGTAGTACACTTGCTTAAGTCTTTAAGTTTACGTGCTCCTGCGTAAGTACAGGCGCTTCTAAGACCCCCTAGAATGTCTTGTACGGTTACTTTGATTTCGCCCCTATAAGGAACTTGAACAGTTCTGCCTTCCGAACTACGATATTCTTTTAGTCCACCAAAGTGTTTAGTGTTTGCAGTATCACTAGACATGCCATAAAACTCTACAAATTTCTTTTCTTCAATAACATGATTTTCTAATTTTAGGTGCGTACCTACTTCGTACCGTACTTCATTAGTTCCATAAAATTTTGTAATAACTTCGCCGCCACCCTCATCGTGTCCAGCAAGCATACCACCAAGCATTACAAAGTCTGCTCCTGCACCAAATGCTTTTGCTACATCTCCAGCACAAGTACAACCCCCATCAGCAATGATGTGTCCACCAAGGCCATGAGCGGCATCAGCACACTCCATGATTGCGGATAACTGCGGGTACCCAACACCAGTCTTAATGCGAGTAGTACAAACACTACCAGGCCCAATACCAACTTTAACGATATCTGCTCCACTTAATATTAACTCCTCTGTCATTTCACCGGTCACTACGTTACCCGCAATGATAACGAGTGATGGGTATTTGTCTCTGACTTCTTTGACGACTCCTGCAAAACGTTCTGAGTAACCATTAGCAACATCTATACATAGATATTTAATACCTGCAACTTTCATCACTCTGTTTAGTTTTTCAATATCATCATCAGTGATACCTATACTCATGGCAACATGCTCTCGTCTTGTGCCATTTGTTTCTAAAAAGTATTGTGTTAATTGTTCTACACTATAAGTTTTAACTAAACAGGTAAACAATCCCAAATCAGCAAGTTTGTCTGCCATATCAAAAGTCCCAACACCGTCCATATTACTTGCCATAATAGGGATACCAGAGTATTGTGCTGATTCAGGTCTAATTGCTTCCATACTCATATCTTCGGGAATATAGTTTCTGAAAGTGTACTCACGTTCTAACTGTACTTGTTTACGTGATCCTAGTGTTGATCTTTTTGGCTTAATTAATACATCTGAAAAATCTAACTTAATCTCAGATTCAATTCGCATTACGTACTCCTTAGATGGTATCTTCTGCGTCTACTTCGATGTTATATACTTTAAAGTATGAATCAGTTGCTCCACAGACACTACCCCATGGACAATTCCAATTATAAAAGCCTTGTGGCGCCCCAGGTGACCATGGTGGTTGACCTTTATCATCTTGCCAACGACTTAAGTTAAGCCAATAACCTTGGGCTCTACCTTCTTGCCAACGTGCAATTTGATCTGAATCAAAAGTTGTTGACCCTGAGAAACCTTCTCCCATTTGATATACAACTGTTGAAATTGATCCTTGTTTAATCGTTACGGTCATACCGTTTTCATCTAAGTCAACAACAAAGTCAACTGGTTGTTTGATATCAATACCGTTCCAAGAAACAATCCCCGTACCTTCTGCTAGATTTACAAAACATTGATCTTCAGTAGTTGAGTAACTAAACTGAAAGTTTTGTGGTGCACCTACACTACCATCACCAATGTGCATGGTATGTTGAAAGAATACGTTTTTGTTGACTTCAAAGAAGTCTACTTCTTGGCAATTCCATTCTGCTTTGTTTCCACCTGCATCACAATAGTTGTCATGGATAGGTTGTAAACTAGGATTTGTTGGATTGTTTACCATGTAAAAAGTACTTGTAACAAAGTTTCCATTAGCACTACTCAAATCTGCTGTAAATCTTATTTGTGTAATGTTAACATAACCTTGATTAGAGACAACTCTTCCACCACATGATTCATCTGGTTTGCCAAATTGCATTGAGTTCGCTCCGTCTGGAGAACTTATTTCTCCGCAATCTGTATAATCAATAGTAAACTCGGGTTTGAATGTTTGTGATACCGATACTTGTGCGTTGACAGGGGATTCAAAAGGCGCACATCCAACGATGGCACTTAAAAATCCTACTGCTACTAATATTTTAAAATTTTTCATAATTATTCCTGTTTAATATTTGTTTTCTCTAGTATGTTTTCTGTAATCGGTTGACATACGCAGCCATTGCTCACCTTGACCTTCAAGGATATCACAAATTCTATCAATAGTTCCATCTGTCCAATCACTGATTGTACCTTGATGATAAGGTTCTGTTAATAGATGATTAAGTTTGGATTCAACATCGTCTAATGACCATGGAATATACATTCGTTTATGATCGTTTGCAAATGTTTCGGGGAAACTGCGATATGCCGGGAACAAAACATTACAACCTAATGCATCCGCTTCACTAACTGTATTGCTAACCCAGTCTTGCAATGCACAGTTGAATACTACACGGCTATCGTTTACTAAACGATAGTAATCATTTTTCTTTAAATCTTCGTATACTACCAATTTATTTTCTTTTTGTAGTTTACGTGTACGTTTCATATACGAATCGTTGTTGCTACGTAACTTTGAGCCAGAGAATACAGCAAATTCGATACCATGATCTTTACCATATTTTTTATACCACTGCTCAATTAGGTCCATATAAAAGTCTGGTTGTTTTTCCTGATCCCAACGTGCAGAAAAGCCAACTCGCATTTTACGTTCATGGAAATCTTTAATTGGTTCTAGTTCTAATAGTCGTTGTCTTACTTCGTCTTTGCCAAATGCAAGACCTGAGATATTGTAGATAGGTGCGTCCCAACCTGCTATCTTCATATGTGCAACCATTTCTTCGTTAGTTGCTAACACACCACCGTTAGTTATTTTACAAATCTCATTAACCATTTGCTCATACAAGCCCATCCACTTGCCCATTCCCCATACGTGAACAAAATCATCAGGGTCGATAGTTTGTGCTAAACATCTTACAAATACACGTGGACGATATTCAGGATCAATTTGATTTATAATATATGGGAGAGATTCAATACCGGGCTGAAACATATCTTCAAAGTAAATTACATCTTCGTGTGTAACATCACCTTCTTTCATCATTTTAACTAATGACATAAGTTGTGACATGCCAAAGAATGATCTACCGTGTGCGTCTAGCACTTGACCTGTTGAAATTGCTTGATCAGTTGTAAGCAATTCACCTGGAACATTGACATAATCAATTCCACGTTTATCAAATACACGTGTGTTCCATTCAGTAAGTTGTAATGTATATCTAGCCTCGTAAGGCTCTAGTCCCATATAAAATAATTTTCTCATTGCTCACCTAAAAATACACGTTGAATATCGTCTTCTGTACAGTTGTCACCGAACTGAATTTCAATGACTTTTAAATCAACGTTTTGTTCGTTAACTAACTGATGCCATTCATTGGTTAATACCCAAGTGTGTTGATGTTTATAAAAGTTACCTACAAACACGCCTTGTTGCTCTCTACGAGGTTCGTTTGGATATGCTACAGAATAAACAGTTGCAGTACCCTCTGCTACAAACCAAAACTCACTACGATGTTCATGGCGTTGCATACTTAATTTTTCTCCGGGCTTAACAGTCAATTCTTTTAGTTTGACTTCTATGCCCCAATTATGCAAAACTCTGTAGTAACCCCAATCACGCTCTGTTTTTGGATCAGTCCATTCTTTTAAAATCCAAGAACTTGAGTTTGATTTGCTTCCTCCGACACCAAATACAAATGTTACATTAGGATCTGTCTCAGTAACAACGGTTTCGGGTATATTTTTTAATGTACGATCTCCACCATTAGCAAATGTAACATGTGCGTTAGGGTACATTTCTCTAACTTTAAGAATCGCATTAATAGCAGTATCGTCAGAGTCATCAAAAACGATTACTTCATCCACATCCTTGAGTTCTTGCATAATGCGAACACGTTCTTCCTGTGGCATGAAAGGCCTACCTTTTTTACGGGCAAGCCAATCATCGCTGTTTACTCCCACGATAACTTTATTACCGAACCAAGTAGATTCGGAACCTAGAGTTTTCGCCGCTTTGATGTAGTCTAAATGACCACTGTGCAGAGGATCAAACCCACCTGTAACCAGAACAATATTATCTGGATTTTCTGATTCGTTTGCCATCTATCTCCCACATGTTCTTAACAGGTTTACCCTGTAAGAATCGTTGATTATACAGTCTCCAAACGTGACTGCGGTTGTTGTACAAATCTTCTGTACGATATGAGTAACCATATTCGACACAGAAGTCCTGAAACGCTTCAAGGTCATCGAAAACCTTACTGGTTTTCTTATTACTGATAGCCAATTTAGAATCTCCTCTGTTTTATTGGCGTTATACATCTTCAACCTCATTGTTGAAGATACTCTATCTCGCAACCGTTTTCGTTGTCTTCGGCTACGGAGATTTTTACATAACGATTAGGATACTGTTCTTGTATCGTAACCGCTAATTCATCTGCTATCATTTCACATGATTTGTGATCTAGGTATAATACTGGTGTACTGCTGTCTACTTCTGCATACAGTCTTTCTAACCAGCGTTTGAATTGAATGAATTCAATGTCTCTGTCGTTGTGAAACACTTCGATCCATACTTTAAAATGAAAAATATGTCTGTGGGGGAATCCCAAGAATGATACATCGTCCCAATCGCCTGTTGCTAGTTTAGGATCTGTATCAGCACCAGGATACATATGTACCCCTTCTTTTTGAAACGTTACCCAAATAGTTCTCATTGCTTTACTCATACCTTATAATACATCACTTTGTTTAATAAATCAATCATTTTGGGCAGTAGCATTTTTTAAATAAAAATCTACCTCTTGTCCTGCAACAAGGTGACCAGCACCAAAATCAGATTGTTCTTGCTCATTCCATAATTTAACAACTTTTGGATCTTGTTCTTGTAATATAAAGGCGTTTCTTTTCTTCCAACTTGCCATATGCGTTTGGTCCCCGTCAATCGAATCACAGAATCGACCCTCTACTACATCTTCAAACTCAATGTTAGTAACGTTAGGTACATTAGAATCGACCCAAACCGGATCATGTTTACAAATGTTTATCATAAACTTAACTTTGTCTATGTGATTGTCTTGTAACATTTTTTGACCATTAATTTCTATGTAATAATGTCTAAGGAATCTATAAAATCTACTTTTGTCTGTTTGAGTAGTAACATTAATAACCCTCTCAAAGATATCTAAGTTAGGAATAATCTGTGGTGGTTGATGTGTTGCAAAATATTTGCCTTGAGTCCAGTTTTTTTTTACTAGCATTTCGGTTTTGCTAATCCAGTCTTGGGTGTGATCAGGTAAAACAAGATGTAAAAAACTTCCGTCGTTTGATGCTTTTAGGATATGATTCCACCGAGATTGAATTACTGAGGTTTCAAATGTACTTCGTACACCGTTTAATAAATCAGATACAAGGGCGCCCGCACAATATGACCCCACTGTAACTAAATTCATTCAAGCACCTCAAGCATAGCATCATCACTGTCTTCAATAACTTCATCTGTATTTACTACCGGAGTTTCTTCTACAGAAAATAGTTGATCAAACATAGTTCCTGCATTTACGGTTTTTTTACCCGAAAATCCCTGTGATCCTGATTGCATTTGCATCCAAAATCTGCTGTACTTGTCAATCATTTCTAGGCTTTTGGTTCTGTCTTTGAGACTAAAGATTTCGTCTACTACTTCACCAAATCTAACACGTTCAAAAGTCTCGTTCATAAGCATTGCTGGAACAACACCCTGTTCGTATCTACGATTGGCTTCTTGTACAGCAAACATATGTTGATATACGTTGTGTGCTTGTAGTAAAGTATAACTTAGTGTATCCCAACTTGTTTTAGTTTCTTTGCCGTGTTGTCCCAAGAACCCGTGACCACGATAACAAAGGTCCTTTAGAACCATTGCTTCAGTGACGGGTGAATCTGTAAACAATTCGTGTATCTTATCTTGTATAACTGCATCACTAAACTTACGTGTGTCGTTAGCATAGTCTTTATTTTCAGCAGTCTTCTCCATAGAGTAAGTCCACTTCTTATTGTGTTCGATGCTATTATTAAAGTATGCTAATCCTTTAGCCGCACCAAAGAAAGGTGATGCACAGTCAAATGTAATTTGAAAGTTTGGATTGTGATACTTTCTGACTGCTCGTTGAATGTCACTGAATAGAACAGCATACTCTAAGATACTTGTACCCAAGCAGTGAACTAAGTCATGCTTGCCTGGCTCAAGTAATCCATCGTGTATGATACCAACTAAACGTTTGAGTGTTAGATGAATATCGATTTTATTTTGACCACCAAATGCCCAACCATTAAAGTGAGTGTTTGGATAGATGTTAGGGTCACAATACTTCTTCATTTCTTCATACCATTCATCAGACTGAGTATGATTCAACCCTTGCAATACATTAAGAAACTTACATCTACCATCACGGTTGTTAATAAAGTATTCGTTATTGATGTGAGTAGCATAGACTGCTTCTTCGATTGTAGAAATGCCGTGTTTGTCTAGCAAGTGTTTGTTACGCAGAGTTTGAGTAGGTACGTCTAAACACATACCATAATCCATGTACTCATCCATCCACTTAAGAACAAGTTTGCGTTGCTTCATTGCTTTGGGACAGTTAGGATCTTTCCAGTCTGCTGGCCATTGACCTTTCATAATTTGGAATCCACCAGAGTCTCCTAGCATAAACGTACCTTCTTCTCGGTCACGTATAATGCTTTCTGCTGGAATATCTTTAGTAGTGTCTAAGTCAGCATGTCCTGCAGAATACAGTCCCCACTTGTAAGTATACAAACCTTTCTTAGAATTTAAAAAGTTTAGTGATTCTACATCACCATTAAATCCTGCAGGAATCCTTTCTGCTGGAAAGTAATTCTCACCTGCTCGTTGCTTCCCTAATCCCGTAATAAAGAAACTACTAACAGCAGGCAAGAATAATGCCCAGTCAGGGTTTTGTTGGGCAGATAAATCTATTCTATTCATTTGTTGTTCCATATAATTCTTTATATTTTTCTATGATGTGGTTTGCAATAATTTTATTACCTTTAACATTTAAGTGTCCCCTCAAAAACTGTCCGGGTACATGCTCAGTAACAAAACACCCATCATCGCCCGCTAACTCAATAAACGTTGTCGATATTTCGGCACTATTGTCAAGACCACGCTCATAATGCTCCGGTATTTCTCTACTAGAAAATGTTTCAATAAAATCAAAGTTCATATATTTTAACATATGTTTTATTGAAGTAAAGTGATATCGGAAAATATCTTCATTGTAGTTTCTGTTGTAATGTTGTGTTATATAAATTTTGTGTATAGGCATTTCAAAATTTATAGTAGTAGGTTGATTTTCTGCCTCATACCACATTTCTCTGCGATCACAATCAGTATAACAAACGATTACTAATGGATTTAATCCTTGCTGTTTGTATTCTAACATGTTAGTTGTTATTGTTCTTGCAATGTAATCGTTAGAACATCCAGGGACAGCATGATTGACTAGTGGCAACTGCAATTCGTCTGCTACCAGTTGACTATATCTATTTTCCATAGTTACTTCGTTGTGCAGATCCTCTCCTTGACCGACACCAAAAGTATAACTATCGCCTATGAAATAAATGAAGTCATACTTCACAGATTATACTCTATTTTGCTTGAGCAGGTAATAGATATTGATACACTGAATATCCACTGTCTACAGTGATTTCAGCCGCACCTTGATCAGAAATACGCACAGTCTTGTCACCTGGCAAATCCATAATAGACAAGAATACTTTAACAGGCCACATCCATGATCTAGTTAGTGTACCAGACACACCCGGCTGAAATACAAAGTTGCCTGAGTGAGTAGAAGGATCACCAAAAAATACTTTAAGATCACCGTTTTCTGTCTTAGCAGTAAAGTTTAATTCTTCTGCGTTTGCTTGTGCCTGCATCTTTAAACGCATGATACCAGCAATGCTAGGCTCAAACTCTACGTCCCAAGAGGCACCTTTGAAAGTTACATTTCTAACTTTTTCTTCAATGATTGCTTTAGACATCAAACGATAATCGTTAATAAAGTCTCCTGCATTAGTCGCAAAGTGAATTGCTACAGGAACATCCTCACCGTCTTTTTGTTGCTTTGTCATCGAAATACTAGCATTTTCTTTATAAACATCAAAACCCAAGATAGTTTTGAGTTTAGTTAGATTGGGCATACCAAACGTACCAATAAAATCTGCTACTGGAGTTTTAGTTGTGCCGTTAACAACAACAGATTTGTCTTCTGCGATTGCAGAAATCTGTGTTTCTTGTGCAGTACCAACAATCTTAACTAGGTCAATAATACCTAGACCATGTGTGTACTGAATTAAGTCTTGCAAATTATCTTTCATTGTATATCCTCTTAATGTATTTAGGTGCAATTAGTATGTAATATAACATGGGTTTTTACGTAAGTCAAGGTATAATTTACCCAAACGAAAACAATTGATCAAACGTTGAATTAGTGTCTGTATTAGCACGTAAGTCCCAGTTAAGAACGCCCAACAAATTACTGATCTTTTCGTCTACAAGTGTAGACTCCATTGCTGTATCATCAAATGGGAGTTCTTGGAACCATTCGGGCAGTCTAAGTTGATCTGTTGGATACGCAACACTTGTGTAACCTAGCGGATTTGTTTTAAGTTTGCATACAATAACTTTAAAGCCATCCATGATTTCCATTGAATAGTTGTCACCATGCATACGTTTTAGTGTATTCCAATTCATTGCCGCCCTTACGTGACCCGGCATGTTTGCTCTACCCGTTTTTGATTTCTTTTCTAATTGAGTGTAATACGTTAGTTTGTTTACACCTTTAGGCGAACCTTTTGTCCAAGGATCCTGTTTTGCAAGATCAATTTTAAATGCTTTGATTTTTTCGATAATATCTTCACGGCTTTTTCCGCCAAGAGCCATTTCTAACACTTCCATCAAAAAGTCTTGTATATATTTGGGAGTATCTGCTCTTTTCAAATCCAAGCCCATTGCTTTGACTTTGCCTTGTTTGCCGTCTATGTCAGTGCGTTTACCTTCATTGTCAATTACGTTGATAGCATATCTTTTCTTAGTAATAAACAAACCACGATCACCAACAACTTCTCGACCTGCTTTGATGATTTCTCCTTTTGCACGTGGACAATGAAATGCTAGTTCCATAAATGCAGGGAAACTATCTGAAGTTTGATCTGCAATGCTATCGTATAACTGAATAGACATTTCTTTAGACCAATCTTCTTTAGCAACCTCATTTTTTAAGATGGGCCAAGCAGAGAAATAACATGAGTCAGTATCACCATAAATCATTGCCTCGCCTGTGTGATCATATTTGCCTGCGATTACTTCGTTTACATATGCTGACATGTGCTTTGTGATACAACGACCTGTTAGAGTTACAGACTGACCAATACGTTTATCATAGAATCGACAATGCTCGTTAAGAAGTGCACCATATGCTGAATTAAGCAAAATCTTACGCACTAACTGACGCTTGTCCCAATACTCTCGGTCTGCATCTGTTGTAGATTCTCTGAGTTTTTTCTGCATAACTTTACGATCTGAATACCATTTTGATAATAGACCAGGAATCACGCCCTCTTGATCACCTCTAAATACAGTACCGTTTGCACTAAGAATCAGTGCGTTGTTAGAATCAAATATCCACTTCCATATCTCAGCCGCACTCTTTTGTTCGGATCTACCGTCTTCGTAGTCAACAGTCAAAGTCGTGCCTCGTTCTTGGTTCATAATCGCAGTATACTCTAACGAACCAAATAGTCCTTCCCACAACATACTGCCTTCTACGATGTCTCCCTCTTTATATCTTGCTTTTTCTTTAGCAAGTTCAACACCTTTTTCTTCCATATATCTTTCAGTTAGTGTTTGTCGAATCTGTGCAACGATTGTTTCTGGAGCCATGTTTAATGCTCTAATCGCCGACGGATACAGAGAGTTAATATCGATAGAGCCGATCCATTCATGCATGCCTTGTTTTGGAGTTGCTACATATGCTCCTGCCGCTTGTTGTTCTCTTGTTACGTTTAGATTTTTTCTATGCTTGTCGGGAACAACTAAGCCACGCTCATGTGCTTCGTTCATAATAGCCATTTCGATCATAGCCACAGAACCCATTACAGTTGGCAACAACACAGTATTTTCATGTGCTAGTTGATTTGCAAGTTCTAAGAATTTAAGTTTATTGTGAATCTTTACCAATAGCATAACGTCTTGCCTGTTATACTCAATAAACGTTTTGAAGTCTTTGTTATATAACTGATCTAGTGTGCCTTCATAATCCGTTTTCTTATCGCCAACTTCCATTTCACCGATTGCATCTAGTTTGTAACTGTGACGAGATTCATAGTTGTATTTCTTATACAGTTGCAAATAGTCTAAATGAATACGACCTACAAGATCAAACGTTTCTTCTTCTTTGCCAAACCGTTCATATGTTCTTTTCTTAGGATACTGCCCTAACAAACAAAATCGGCGTGTGTCATCTTTACTCATAACTCTAGTAACACGATTAACCATATACGGAATATCGTATCCTTCTGAGTTCCAGCCTGTCAATACATCAGCATCTTCGATCAATGAAAAGAAGGCATCAAACAATTCTTTTTCTGTTCTAAACAAGATAGTATCAGGAAAGTCTTTGATAGCGTCCTGTGCAGTTTCATACGTCATGTGCTTTGGGGGAATAGCAAGACAGACTAGTTGATCTAACCAATCTAAGTAAACACCAACAGCCGTAACAGGATTAAAAGGATCGCTAGGAGACGAAAATCCTAATTCAGGATCAAAATCAACCTCGATATCAAAAAATGCTGTATGAAGTTTTGGAGCTTCTACGCCCAAATAGTTTTCACTGAGACATCTGAAAACAACGTTTACGTCACTTTCAAATGTTTTACGTTTGGTATGAATCCTGCGTTCTTTTTCAAACTCTGCTTGCTTTCTAGTAGAAAATCTACTAACAGGATCACCAAACAAAGATCGATACTTGCCTTTAGGATCTTCGTAATACATAACAAAATTTGTTGGATACTCTTTGAATTCCCGAACGCCGTCAGGATTTCTTTCTACAACATGAATTCTGTCTGTTTGTTTATCGTGGATTGCGTCTATATAACTCATGCTTTCATCTTATCATAAATTGCTTCTAGGATCAATGCCGCTTGAGAGGCGTGGCTACCCAAACCTGGATGTGCACCATCTAATGCTTTGTCTTTGTGTACTATTTTCATATTATTGATAAAGTTATCTAACTTAAGCAATTTGGGTTTGGCTTCTTTAAGACCTCCCGGGATATTTAAAAAACTTAAGTTTTTTATGTTCTGTGAATTTAGCAAAAGTTCTATATGTTGTATTGCTAACCAGTTATCCCAATATATCTTTTTGTCCCAATGCTCAAAATTTAAATCTTCTAGTAAAATCTTTTTGTGTTCAGGGTCATATTGTGGTAAAATATACCCTTTGCTGATTTTATCAGACATTTGATAAAAACGAAAACGTGAAAAATAAGAATATCCTAAGATAACCAAATCATCAGAATTAAATTTGGTTCTTAATACATTCATTAATATTTGAAAATTCCCTGAACCCGGTTCAGATAAGTTTAAACACTCATAATGCAATTCGTTTGCGATTAATTGCGGCCAAGCAAACTTACTAGGTTTATCACCAGGGTGATCAGGCGGCACATGGCAGTCAGGGAGCCCATGACCATATGTATATGAACAGCCAAACGCCACCAGTCTGGGCATTATAGAGTTTTACCTACAGTCTCCAAGATATCGTTAACTGCTTCATGGTCAGCATTTGTGTCCATGAGATTAGATTTAAATGCAATAGTAATTGCTTTATTAATGATAGAAGGTTTGATTTCAAGTTCTTCTGCGATTGCTTTCACAGTGTCACGCAACCCTTCATTGAGTGTTTGCACCTCATGTTTTACTTGCATACCTTCGTTAACCAACTGCTTAAGTTTGCTAACTTGTTCTGGGTTAAAGTATTTTCCTGCCATAAAAGTCTCCTTGTGTAAAGTCAGAATGTCTGCATAGTATATAGCAAGATAGGGGTAAGAGTCAATCTTTTTTGGGTGTCAGATTACCCGTTATTGAAAAATTTGTCTGTTTTTTTCGCCGTAGATTTTAATGTATTTTCCAGCAATCATATCTGCTTGTGCTTCGATAGGTGATCCTGGATAACTTGAGCCGGGCTTGATCATATCTTTCTCACCCTGACGAATATGGACTAGTTCGTGGAAAACTGTTCTAAGAATATCAACTAAGTTTCTGTTACCATAGATCCAAATTTCATCACTGCCCAGTTCGTGTCTGCCTGTGTGATGACCTTCTTTTGCTTCTTGGTCATCGTAACTTAGTTTGATTTTTGGCATATTTTCTACGCCTAATTTTTCACCCATCCAATCAGCGGCCTTTTTAACTTCTTCGTCAATGTTTAAATCATCATCAAACATTTGATCTGATGCAGTTAACTCTTGTCTTGCTTTGTGTGCTTGTTTGGCAGCCTGCTGGGCTTGACGATAAAGTTTACCTTTTTCGTCTACGTCATATTGATCACTTTTGATCTTAGGAAGTCTATTTTCTAAGTCACGGATCGGATCTTCTGTAAGAAATTCTGTGGCTCTCATACTAGTATTTATCTGTTAAAGGTCCGTTTAACAGCATAAGATTTTTTAGGATATAAATTACGCAATTTTGATTCAAATAGACTAGTTTCTTTAGTACGAACACCAGTAATTTGTAACGTAACTCTAGGATGATGTCCGGCATTTGCCGTACTATGGGGAACGTTTTGCCAATCAAACGTAGTTACTTCACCCTCATGCCAACCAGAATGATTATAGTTTCCATAACTCCAAAACTGACCGGGTTGCCATTCTGTTAATGCAACCATGTAACGAACAACAGTATGAGGTTCTTCAGGACACCATTTTTCTAACTTATCCATATGAAGATTCCAAACTTGACCTGGATGCTGAACATGTACTCTTGCCATCATGTTAGAAGGCTCTAGTTCAAACGCATTTGCAATGTCTAATAGTGACTGCGGTACTTCCCAGTTAAGATTAGTTACTTCGTAATCTTTACCGTAACCTTGTTGTTCCAAATCATATTCTTCAGTTTTAAACTCATCTTCACCCCTAACTTTTGCTTCTTTAGCAGGATTGCCTCTTGTACGCCAAGTAACTGCTTTTGATTCTTCGATGATTTTTTCTAATTCTTCTTCTGTCCACGTGGGTTGGATGCTACCAATTATATCTACAGTATCATACTCTGGATGTATAATACTGTTATTAAAGTGATACCTACTACGTTTTTTTGTTTGTTCCCAACTGCTTTTCATTTAAATTACCTTGACGTTTATATCTTTTTGTTGATAGTTTTGTTTATATTCTTCAGGAGGCATTTCAATACCAAGACGATCACACAAGTCTCTATTGTCTTCAGGAGAATACCCTTCGTATGTTCTCCATTGCCACATAATGTCTTGGTTCTGATTGTCAATGATTTTACTCATTGTTTTTAAATCTTTATAATATTTATCATAAGACGGGTATGTAATATCAAACTGACCACATCTTACCCACCAGCCCAAACAAGCATCGTTGTCTCTGTGAACTAATATGATAGGGCATTCAGGCCAATTTTGTTTTAAAAATTGAATGTGATGTGCGAATACATGAGATTTTACGATTCGTATGCCCTCACCAGAAAAAGGTCTATCGAATTCTGCCTCACATTCTTCGATGCTATGATTTTTTAAATTATCAAAGAAATCTCCAAACTCCATGCCCGGATCATAATATGCACCAATGTGCATCAAATCCATTTCACCACTAGCATCATGGTAGTATGTTCTTTCATCACTGTAATCACTTTGATCAATTGACGGGCTAAAGTAAATGTTTTTTACTACACTGCTCCACTTTGATCCGGGTGCGCCTGCCACAAAAATATACTTCATAACCCTCTCTCTTGTTTAGTTCTAATACCGGCTAATACTTCTTTATCAAGCCAATATTCTTCTACGTACTTAACATACTTATGATTTGCATCTTCGCTGATAAATTTCATTATGTCTGGATTGTCGTGTGCTACAGGGAAATCTAATATTTTACTTACGTACTTTAAATAATGGCCCTTGTGCAAAAAGAATGCTTCGTGGTCTAGAAAATGTGTATTATATTCTAATAGATTATTGTAGTAATAGTCAAGTGCTATTGGCAAAGTAACTTCTTTTCTAACTCTTTTTTGTTGTTCTGCATTGATGTTTTGATCTCTGACTATAATGCCAATAGTAACATCAATCCCTAATTTAATACATTCGTCTGCAAACTCTTTTATTTTAGGAACATAACGAACACCGTCGTACATAAATGGACAACTAACATTTGCTACCCAATAATCATATTCACTAAAGTCAAAATCTTTCAAGCGTTCTGGATACACCCAGTACTCAGCAAAAGTTTCTAAGTCACTAGGTATCCAATACTGATCATTTAATTCTTTCCAGCCACCAACATCATCGTGTAAACTAAACAGTCTACTAAAAAGATGATTGCCAGAGCCTTGAGGACCTGTTATAATTAGTAACTTTTTATTTGTGGTATCTTTGCTGGCCAACATATGTCCTAACTTTCAGTGGATTAACTTCGTCTGTAGGACCTGTTCCACTGTCAGGTGCAAACACAAATAAAATAACAGGTTCATCTTCACAAATAAAATTATGTAAAGTATTTCTACGCATGTAGAAAATGCTACCTTCAAGTACATCAAAGTACTCTTTATTATCTAATTCAACTTTACCGTTGCCTTTGATAATAAATCCAATTCTATGTGAAGGGTGCGTGTGTAATGTTTGATACATGTGCGGTGGGAAATGCACATAGTTAATAACAGGATCACCTAATCTACCTGGATTGATAGCAGTTGTATTTGTACCACCGTCCATGTATGATAAGTTTCCCATACCTAATTCATCTTGTATATAATATCTGCTTTCTGATAAACTTAATCCAGGAAAGTCAACAATACACGCACTGCTGTCTTCTCCGCATGTTATTGTAAATTTGTCTTTAGTATTGATACATGCATTTTTATTCTTTATGGCAACATCTGGGCCTTTAAATGATCCATTTCTCATCATTACATAAGCCATGCCTTTAGGGGTATATCGTTTTGTTTCGTTTGCTTCAATCTTAACGATCTGCAT